GTCTAATGTGAGCTTAGTGCATGAATCGGGCATATTAGTATTGGCTAAGTTCCCCATAAAAGTGGGACGATAGGGAACTATATCCATAACTACAGCCGGGCGTGAATAACCAAATGTCTTGGCTATTGACGCAACAGCTGATGCTGCGATTTGTGTTGCCTTAGCGTATAAACCAATTCCTGGTGCATTCGCCAAGGCTCCCGCTGCACGAGCAACAATACTGGCGGGTTTGGAAACAATTCCTTGTCCATACTCGTCAGCTTGCGGCCTGTACTCACCTGCTTGTGGAAGGAGAGACGCCGGCTCATTCGAAGTGGGTACCGAAAGGGAAACATCTGTTGCCCAAGCGAATACACTCACAGTCACAGAGTCCGACGCTCCGTTAGCATGCTTTAAATTTTGCATGTTATGTATTATCATCTGGCCCATGTCCCTCCAATGTTGATCCGGGATGCTCAACGCATTAGCTTCCCAAACGAAAGGCAAGGTCAATTCGCCTCCTTGCGATTTCGTTGGATCAAGATATACATGGGGTCTTTGGCTGGCGGCCACTACGTCCTCTTGATAGAAGGCTCGGTCTTTGGTGAATTCATCGAAAGTGTGTAGGGGAACATATGATGCGATTGCTCGCCCATAGTGGAACCCGTTACCATTCAACATAAATTTGACATGCAATTTGCATCTCAACAAGTTGAAATTGGTTATCCGATTTATCACTCTTGGATTCTCAAAGAAATCCTGCCAGGGGTTAAAGGTCTCATACAAAGTGGTACCTGTACCCCAGTCAAAAGACTGAATTTTAATTGGACGGGAGAAGAAGTTCTCCAAGTGGTCGTCAGTGGTGTCGGCCGTCTTAACGTGGCATCTGGTTCAGATCCCACATTGTATGACCAATCAGCTTGCTGATCGGCAAATGTGACGACCTCGTGTTTTTGTTCTAAATTATTTTCATTTATTTGTACATTAAAACGTGAAGTAATCCTTTATATACAAGTCACAATGGTG